AAGCCGCCAAAGAAACAAATAGAATTAATGACACATTGTAGGGACTTAACAATGGAATGTGCAGATGTGCTTACCGATATAATGAGGACGGCGAAAAATAAACCCGCTGACAGAATAAAGGCTACTGAAATTATACTTGGCTATGGATGGGGAAAACCAAAACAGCAAACAGAATTAACAGGCAAAGACAATGGCCCACTGCTTTTTATATGGGATGATAAAGATGAATAAGATCGTTATTCCTTATACGCCAAGGCCGATATGGAAAACGGAAATACATCCGGCGTTAGATAAAAACAGGTTTGCAGTGTTAGTCTGTCACAGGCGGTTCGGTAAGTCAGTCGGCGTTATCAATCACATGATTAAAAAGGCAGTAACAAACAAACTAAGGTCGCCACGATATGCTTACCTTGCGCCGTTCAGAAACCAGGCTAAATCAATAGCATGGGAATACTTGAAATTCTATACGAGCGTTATTCCAGGCATTAAAACGAATGAGTCTGAATTGTATGTGGAGTTTCCTTCCTTATATCCTAACAGTGCAGGGGCGAGAATAACAATCATCGGTTCCGACCATCCCGATAGTTTAAGGGGCGGTTATTTAGACGGTGTTGTGTTGGATGAGTTCGCACAGATTAAACAGGAACTATGGGGCGAGGTAATAAGGCCGCAGCTTTCAGACCGTAACGGTTGGGCGGTATTTGTCGGCACTCCTAAAGGACAAAATCAATTTTATGAAATGTACCAGCGAGCCGTTAATGATGGCAGCTGGTTTTCTTGTTTATACAGGGCAAGCGAAACAGGCATACTTGAAGATGCTGAACTGGAAGAAATGCGTAAGGATATGACGGACATTGAGTACCGGCAGGAAATGCTCTGTGACTTCACGGCTTCCGCTTCTAACGTACTGATAACTATTGATATGGTTGAGGCCGCCATTAAGCAGCATTACACGGAGGCACAAGTAAGAGGTATGGCTGACGTGTTAGGTGTCGACGTGGCGAGATTTGGCGATGATAGGAGCGTTATATTCAGACGCAAAGGGTTAGTAACCTACAAGCCTAAAGTTTACAAGGGCATAGATAACATGGAATTTGCATCCATTATCATACAGGAGATCAACGAGATTAAGCCTTCTGCCGTGTTTATTGACGCAGGGCAGGGGCAGGGCGTTATCGACAGACTAAGACAGTTAGGCTATCACAATATAATTGAGGTTCCTTTCGGTTCGTCTGCAAGCGATAAGACGAGGTTCGTCAACAAGCGGACAGAAATGTATTACCTTGCAAGGGATTGGCTGATGAACGGCGGTTCTATACCGGATATTCCCGAACTAAAGAATGAGTTGTCCGTCTGCGAATATACGTTTGACCAAAACGGCAGGATCAAGTTAGAAGCGAAAGACACGATAAAGGAAAAGTTAGGCAAGTCGCCGGATATATCGGATGCCTTTGTACTGACATTCGCTTTCCCTGTATCACCGACTTTAGGCGAGTTTAACAAGCGAGCGACAATGTGCAAGACCGAATATGATCCATTTGAATTTTAAGGGGGTGAAAGAATGTGCGTAAGTAAACCAAAGGTAAAAGAGGTTGCACCAGCGGCAACGGTAATGAACAGTGACGTCGAAGCCGGCGCAGTTGACAGCGATGTAACGGCAGCGCAAAGAAAGAAAAAAGGCTTTGCGTCAACAAGGACAGACCAAATAAATACGATACTCGGTGCCGTTGGCGGCAAGTCTACGTTAGGTTAGGAGGATAAAAAATGAACGAAACCACCATATTAGCAAGACAGCCTACCGGAGCGAAAAGCCCGCCTAAACCGCAGGTAGAAAAGCGCAAGGTGTTAGAGAGGTTCGGACAGTTATACACGCACAGGCAACCATTTATGGAACGCTGGAAGGCTATTAGAGATTATCAGTTGCCATACTTAGGTTGCTTTGACGATACTAACGACAGCACCAATCAACACAGGCGCATGGACAACAACGTAATGACAGGCACGGCATGGGAGGCAGACCAAGTGTTTGCAGCAGGGGTAATGTCGGGGTTGACACCACCAAGCAGACAGTGGTTCAAGTTTAACTTCAACAATCCGGCGTTAAAGGATAACGTGCAGGCGGCGGCGATATTGGACGAACGTAACGAGATAATGTACGCAATCCTTGCAAGGGCTAACTTCTACAATGCAGTACACAGTTGCTATGCAGAGTTACCTTTCGGACAAGCACCAATCGGAGTATTCCCAAACCCTACGACAATAGTACACTTCATTCCATTTCAATGCGGTTCGTATGTTATGGACGTTGGAGCAAATGGCGTAGTTGATGTGTTCGGGCGTAAATACCAAATGACGGCGGCGCAGTTGTTAGACCAATTCGGTGAAGAAAACCTACCGACTACTGTTAAGAACGCACTTAGAAGCGGGGATAAATACTCGACACGCTTCACAGTTTGTTTCATGGCAGAGCCTAACAAAGAGCACAAAGAAGGTTCGCCTAAACAGTCTGACATGCCGTACAGGGTAATGTATTGGGTAGACGGTAGCGCAGAAAACGAATGGCTGCATATCGGCGGTTGCCACGAATTCCCTATCAAGGTGGCGAGATACTTAGTAACAGGCTTAGAACCTTACGCTAAAGGAAGCGGATGGTTTGCCGAGGGCGATAGTAAGATGTTGCAGGCACTTGAAAAGGCATATCTTACAAGCGTGCAGTTGGTCAACAAGCCGCCAATGGTATCAGACGCAGACACAGCGGCAAGAGGCATTAACCTTGTACCAGGTAGCGCAAATATTGTCGCAGGGGCGCAGTCAAGGTTAGAACCTCTACTAAAGGTACAACAAGACTTAACCGCCTTGCGTGAGAAGATAGAAACAACAAAAGACGCAGTTAAACGTGCGTATTCTTCCGATTTGTTCTTACTGCTCGGCGAGATAGACCGAGGGCAAATGACCGCAAGGGAAGTCATGGAACGTACGCAGGAAAAATTACAACAGTTAGGGCCGGTAGTCGAAAGGTTACAGTTTGAATTTCTCAATCCTATCCTTGAACGTGTATACGCCATCGCAGAACGTGCCAATGTTTTCCCACCGTTCCCCGATGAAGTCTTGGAACAGTTAGACGGCGAAGAAATAAAGATTGAATATTTAAGCCCGTTGGTTCAAGCACAGAAAATGAGCGGACTTACGGCAATAGAACAGTCTTTAGCTTTCACAGGGCAGGTTGCACAGCTTTATCCGGAAGCACTCGACACTAAGAATTGGGATGAAGTCATTAACAAGTACGATGAAATGCTTGGCGTTCCTGCTGTCTGCACAAGAAGTACGGACGATGTGCAAGGCATACGCAAGCAAAGGGCAGAGGCACAACAGAAACAGCAGGCTATGGAACAAATGGCTGCTGCCGCTCCTGCCGCTAACCAAGCGACACAGGCCGCACGTAACCTTTCGGAAGCAGTCGGCGGTGGGCGTGAAGTTGTTGCTGATTGGCTTGGCGTTGGAGGTGGTGTTTAATGCTGACTAATTCGGATGAAGTGACCGATAGGATATTAAAACTAATCGGCATGGACGAGACGAAAACGGCGAAGGATGCGCTGGACTTCATCATGAATGACAAACGGGGCAGGTGGTTCATATCATATCTATTTAACCTCAATGGGGCTTTCGCACCAATCTACAACAAGGATGTTGACCTTGCCTATTACGAGGGGCGAAGGGATGCCGTGTTGTCAATATACATGCTGATATGCGATTTAAGGGAAGATGTTAGCTACGGCCTTAACCTAAAACATGAAGCAGATGTAGAGTTTGCGAGGTACAGGGCTGAAATGGCGCAACACAACCAAACGCTAATCAGTCAAGGAGGCGGTTCTCGTGATGAATAGTCATGAGTAATAAACGCTAATAAAAGGAGCGATTGTATGATATTCAACAAACAAATCTTCTATGAGGCAGACGGGGCTAATGCGCCGACCGATACCCCGCCAGAGGAAACAACGACAACAGAAGAAACAAAAGAACAAGACAACGGCACAATCTTAGGAACGAAGCCAAGCGAAGCAGAGGGGATTCCCGAAACTTACGACTTGGCTTCTGTTATTCCCGAAGGGTTTGAACTTGACCAAACACGCATGGACAGCTTCACTGAACTTGCTAAAGAATCCGGCTTATCGCAGGAGAAAGCATCTAAGCTGGCGGCATACGGTATTCAGATGATGCAGGAGTCGGCGCAGGCCGTTCAACAGCAATTCGTAGAGCGTGTCAATGCGTGGGGAGAACAAGCCAAAACGGAACTCGGTGCGGAGTTCAACAGCACTGTCCAATTAGCCGCAACAGGCGTGGAAGTTTTGGAACGGCAGATACCCGAATTAAGGGCGATGCTGAACGAAACAGGCGCAGGCAGTCACCCTATTATGGTCAAGGCTATGGCGGCAATAGGAAAGTTAGTCGCAGAGGACAACGGTAACAAACTGCTGGGCGGGCAACCACAGGCAGGCAACACAAGCATTTACAGTAATACCAATTTTAAAAAATATTAAATAAGAGGTGATTTTCAATGTCAACATTAGGATCTTTAGCTTTAACCCTGGCAGATTATAGAAAACGTATGGCCCCGGATGGTTCCCTTGACTATATCGTAGAAACTGCCAGCCAGTCCAACCCAGTCATGAAGGAAATGGTATGGATGGAAGGAAACCTGCCAACAGGTATTCAGACCACTCAACGCATTTCTGTACCAACTCCGTCTATTCGCATTATCAATCAAGGCGTAGACGCCACTAAATCCGCAACCAAACAAATTACAGATACTTGCTGTATGTTAGAGGACCGCAGCGAAGTAGACGTTAAATTAATTGGTTTGCAAAGAGATAAAGAAGCGTTCCGCAGAAGTGAAGATGCGGCGCACGTTGAGGGATTCGGCCAAAAGATTGCCGACATGCTTTTCTACGGCGATATTAATTCCGATCCCGATACTTTCAACGGACTGCTTCCGCGCTACAACACTTTGACAGGCGATAAAAACTCTGCCGGTTATCAAGTTGTTTCCGCAGGCACAGGCGGCACAGCAACCAACACTTCCGCTTATCTCGTAGGCTGGGGCGAACACTCAACCGCAGGCGTATATCCGCAAAACACTACTGCAGGCCTTGATATGCAGGACTTGGGCGAATGCGATGCGCTCGATGCCAACAATAAGAAATTCCGTGCGCTCGTTACTTTGTTCGACTGGAACGTCGGTTTGACTGTTCGTGACATTCGTCAAAACGCACGTCTTGCCAACATCAATACGGCTTCTATGCCTGCAACAGATGCGACTAAACTTGCTTTTATGGAGAAATTCATCTACGCAAAGAACACAATCCGCAACCTTGAAGCACCTGGCACTAAATTCGTATGGTATGTATCTGATACCGTCTATACTTTCCTTGAATGCTACCTTATCAACAAAAACAATGTTCATGTTACCCGTCAAGAGTTGATGGGCGCAATGCCGCAAATCTACATTTCCGGTATTCCTGTCCGCAAACTTGACTGCATTAAAGAAACTGAAATTACAGTATCCTAATAAAAAATAGAGAGGTGAGATAAACAATGATTAGAGATGCACAAAACACTTTTTACAAATCCAAAAACGTAGCGGCAGTAGATGCTGATGCTGAATATTCCGATGTAATTGACGGTACGGCAGCAGGCGATGCAGTCAACCAAATGTATCTGTTCTTCGCCAATACAACAGCACTACAAGACGGTACTTTGACCGTCACATTGCAAACCGCAACAGACGAGGCTTTTACTTCTCCTGTTGACCTTGCAAGCTATGCAGTATCAAAAACAAAAGGCGCAAAAATCAAAGACCGCCTGCCAATCGGCGTACTGCAATACCTTCGTCTGCAAATTGCTGCAACTTTGGACGCCACTAAAACTTCCATCGGCGCAGGTGTGGTAACTGCTGCACTCGTCTACGATGTTGAAATCGACTAAACCAAATAACCTGTCTTTGGGCGAAATACAAAGGCAGAATGAAGCGTATCGCCTTAGCAACTCAACTATGAATGAGTTGCGGGCGAGGCTTTATAATGAAGGCGTGAAATATCCGGCAGACGCTACGAGGAAACAATTATTAAAACTAATTGAAAAGCAGGGGAGTTAATTCTTCCCTGTTTTTTTTATTATAAGGAGAGTGGCAATATGGCAAACGAAAGAACCAATCTAACCATATGCAATATGGCGCTTGGCTATATTGCTAAAACAAGAATAACAAGTCTTACCGACTCCACGGAAGAAGCAAGACAATGCAATCTGTATTACAACCATTTAAGACAACAATTATTAACAGGTTACAACTGGGGCTTTGCTAAACGAATATCGGCATTATCCCTGCTTAGTGATACAACCATGTTCGGCTACGATTACGTTTATGCTTATCCTACTTCCTGCCTTGCCATCCGTTTTATCTACGATGAAGCCGGCGCAGAAACAAAGGAATATCAAAAAGAAAAATACGAGGTATTCACCAATAATTCGGGCGTACAATGTATAGCCTGTAATTTAGAGGATGCCTACGTTGAATATACTTACGACATTATAGATGCTGACCGGTTCAGCGTATTGTTTGCGGAAGCACTCACAAGATGTTTAGCCTCCACAATAGCAGTTCCCTTGTGCGGTAGTGATGGCGTGGCGGGTACGCAATACCAGCTATACCAACAGTCTTTGATTGATGCCAAAGTTATCTCAGCGCAACAAAAGGAAGCGGAACCGCATTTTCCCGATGATTTCATTTCAGCAAGGATGTGATTATAAATGCCTACACCATATTACGCATTACAAGCATCTTTCGCAGGCGGTGCTATTTCCCCCGAAGTAGCGTCAAGGGTAGACTTAGAGAAGTTCCAATCTGCATTACTTACCGCAGAGAACGTCATAATAAAGCCCTACGGCGGTGTGACTAAAAGACCTGGCACTTTATTCATGGGTGCTTGCAAGTACGCTGACAAGGAATGTATCTTAGTTAGATTTAACAATACTGAGAGCGAAGCCTACATGTTAGAAGTAGGCTATTTATATATAAGGGTATGGAAGAACGGCGAATACTTGGATGTGGAATTAACCACGCCATTCATCGAAACAGACTTACCTAATCTAAGGTTTAACCAATCCGCAGACACGATGTTTATTTGTTCGGGTACTCACCCTGTTCAAGTATTAAAACATTTTACTGATACCTCATGGACAATAGAGGATTTTGAAGTTACACACTCCTATTATGACATTATGACAGGCGACAGCACGGACACGAATACTATCACGCCATCAGCGGCCAGCGGCACAGGTGTTACCTTAACCTCAATAAAAGATAGTTTTCTTGCTACGCAGGTTGGCGGCCACATTAAACTTTCACATGATATGCCAAGCGTGACTGCTTCAATTTCGACAACTACGTCAGACACGCCGGAAACGACAGCGGGAATATTAGTAGGTAATTCATGGAAGGTTATTTCTCACGGCACATGGACAGGCGATATTGTTTTACAGACTTCCGAGGACAATGTTAATTGGAAGGAATACAGAAAATATACAGGTGCATCTGATTTTAACGTATCAGAAAGCGGCACATTTGACGAACACACCTATATAAGGGCAATTTCAACGGTATCAGCAGGCACATTAAAACTTGACTTAACACGCTATCCTTATACGCATGAGGGTACGGCGGTAATCAAGACTTTCGTATCGGCAACGGAAATAACGGTAGATATTATTGAACCTTTTGGCAGTACGGACGCAACGACAGAATATGCTTTCGGCGTATGGTCAGCGGCTTACGGTTATCCTTCCTGCTCAACCTTCTTCCAAGACAGACTTGTCTTTGCGGCGAACACTTATTATCCGCATATGATATGGATGTCACGCACCGGCGACTATTACAACTTCGGCGTGGAAAAAGTGAGTGGTACGCTTACGGATGATAGCGCATTAGCGGTAGCGGTAATATCAAGGGAAGTATTTAAAATAAACCATATTATTTCTGCGAAAGACTTGATTGTCTTGACCAATGGTAATGAATGGATTGTATCGGGCAGTCAGATCGTAACTCCTGCTAACCCTCCTAACCCGATGGTGCAGACGACAAGGGGCAGCAATGAATGTGAACCGCAGTTTATCGGCAATCGTGCAATCTATGTGCAGAGAAGAAACGGCACAGTCAGAGATTTAGGTTACACTTACGAGAGTGATAACTATTCGGGTGACGATTTAACGCAGTTAGCGAAGAACTTAGTCGATAGCTACGATTTGACCGACAGCACATTTCAACAGGAACCGAACAGTGTTATCTATTTCGTGCGTTCAGACGGTGCTATATTGTGCTTTACTTACATACGTGAACAGAAAGTCTTTGGCTGGTCTATCCTATCCACAGAAGGCGAATTTGAGAGCGTGGCTAACATCGTATCAAACGGCAAAGATAAGGTTTACGCAATAGTAAACAGAACGATAGAAAATGCCACAGTACGTTATATAGAAGCCTTTGACGAGCAAAGGGATAGTGCTATACTCGCTGACTACATTATGACCGACTGCTCAAAAGTGATTACGAACGTAACGCCAACCACGGCTTTAATAGGGCTTACCCATTTAGCAGGGGAAACGGTGCAGGTAATTGGTGATGGTAGAAGGCAGCCGGATATTACGATAGCTGCCAACGGAACCGCAACCATAGCAGACGCTTGCACGAAGGTTACATTAGGACTGAAATTCATAGCTAAAGGTGAAACGCCAAACGTGGAAATGAATCTGAAGGACGGAACCATGCAGGGCAGGCCGAAACGTATTGTTGGGGCGTATTTAAGGTTAAAGAACAGTTTAGGCGGCAAGGTAGGCAATACCTTCACCGTCTTGGACGGTATGCCGTATGATGAATTTCTGCCGACTGGGGCTTACAGTTTATACACCGGCGATAAGAAAGTAACATTGCCTGGTAATTATAATGATGACGGGCGTGTGTGCTTCTACCATGACGAACCTTATCCGTTTAATCTTTCGGCAATCATTAGGGTGGTGAACTTCGGATGAAGATGGTAATAATCGAGGAATACGACAAGGATAAACATGTTGACGAAGTAAACGAACTTGTGACAAATATTCGCCTTACTGATATAAGAGAGGCCGCCGGCATGGGTTATGACGACATTTCAGAGGGCGTGAATGTAAGTTTAGAACAATCTGCCTGCGCCTATGTTGCGAAGGGCAGCGCATGTGAGGTAATAGGCATATTCGGCGTATCAGCAATAGAACACAAGAACTACGGCAGGGCGGTATGGTTTTTAGGAACAAATGCACTTGACGAATACCAAAGGGAATTCATTCGCCATTCCAAGACTATTATAGAACAATTTTTAAAAGAGTACGGACAATTATACAACTACGTGTCAGTGGGAAACGATACATCAATAAGATGGCTTAAAAGTTTGGGTGCGGATTTTTCAGAACCGTTTGAAATAAACGGAGAGAAATTCGTTTTATTCCTTATAGATTGAGGGGGTGATTAAATATGTGCATGGATCCAGCAAGTTTAGCGATAGCTTCGGGCGTAGCGAGTTTGGGGCAGACTTACATTCAGACTAAGTCGCAGGCTAACTACTATGACGCACAGGCCAAAGCAGACGAACAGAACGCTAAGATTACATCTAAGCAAGCTGAACTGCAAGCTGACAAGTACGCACAGGAACAGAGGGCGATGTCCGATAAGGCTAAACTGTCACGAGGACAGGCTTCAGCGGCCTACGGTGCGAGCGGCTTAGAAATGGCAGGTAGCGGCTTAGATATTATGAGCGGTATAGAAGAAGCATACGGCGAGGACAAGTTTAATTCGCTAACTAATCAGCGAGCGGACAACTATGGTATGAGAGTACAGGAAACTAACTACGAAAACAGCGCGGCGGCGAATAAGAGCGCAAGGCATAATACGAAGGTTGCTGGCGTTATGTCAGCAATAGGCACGATATTAGGCACAGCATCAAGCGTGAAAAGTATCAAAGCAGGCATGGCACCGAAAGTGGGAACGCAGACAGTAAGCAATTTTCAAGGCAATCCATACGATGCTACGAACGGGCTTAAAAAGCGTTTATGGCCGGTTTAGGGTACGGAGAGGGGTAATTATATGAAAATAACAGGCTATCAACCGACAGTACAACTTAATGTCGGCAATACTCCTAAAGTACAAGCGGCGGGCGACTTAAACGCTTTCGGCGGCAGAGGGCAGGGCTTGGGCGAAATAAGTCAAGGCTTGCAACAAATGGCAGTCGTGGAACAAAAGAAGATAGAGCAGGACATGGTGGCAGACGTTACTAATGCCAACGTGGAGTACAACAAGAAAATCAATGATGTTTTATACGGTGACGATGGCTTGCTTCACCGTGAAATGGGTACAGCTAAAACTATCAATGAAGAATTTGTCGCCAAGGAGAAGAAAATCCGTGGTGAAGTCTTAGGCACATTGCCGAAGTATAAGAAAGCTGAAACGGCTTTTAATGCAATGGCTGACAAGGACGCAGAACAAAGGTTCAACCTTGTACGCAACCACAGTTTTGAGGAAAAGGGCAAAGAAAGAGATTTCAACTTTACTAATGCCGTGGATATGTCGAGCGAAACGGCACAGAACAATTACGCTGTACCTGCTGTTATTAGTTCAGAGTTAGACAAAACAAAGAAACTGGTATGGGCTACATACGGCAGTACAAGGGGCGATGCTTACTGCAAAGCGGTTTACGAAAAGGCAGAAGCAGGTATGATCGTCAAGGCTACGCAGACGGCTATTGCCAACGGCGATACCGAGAGTGCAAACAACATTATTAACACTTTCGGCTATAAGGTTGCGCCGGAACACTTGAACCCTTTAAAGGCCAATTTAACGAAGATAAACGAAACAAATACACTTTTAACCAGGTCAAAAAGTATTGCACAACAAGCAGGGTACGATCCGATTAAGGCAAGAGAAATAATCGCAGGCATTACTTCCATAGGTAAGGTTGATTACCAAAGTTTCAAGCAGAACCTATTCGGCAATGAAAGCGGTGGCGATTATAACGCAGTCAATCCTAAGTCGGGCGCAATCGGCAAATATCAGATAATGCCTGCTAATTGGTCACAATGGGCGCAGGACGCAGGGCTTTCGGCAGACGCTAAACCTACACCGGAGAACCAAGAAATTATCGCAGACGCTAAATTAAGACCTTTGTTTCAGAAGTACGGCGCAGAAGGTGCTTTCGTTGCGTGGTATGCAGGAGAGCAAAACGGACAAAGGTGGGTAAATGGTGCCGAGGATGCAATAGACGATGATGGCAATCACTATTCATGGGATGTAGGGCAGGCAGATAATCATCCTTCAGTAAGACAATATGTTAAGAATGGCATGAGCGGACTTGCGCCTAAACAAATGGATGCAAGCGAACGGCAGACTTTAGAAAACGCAGTCTTAACGGAAATAAACAGGAACAACACAATCAAAAAGGCGCAGGCTTCACAGGTAGCTGATGCCGTAAACGAAGAAATGTTTGCACAATACAAGGCAGGCGTTCGTGATCCGCAGGTTTTCGCTGACATAGCAACCAAATACGGTACTAATGCTGACACGTTCCAAGCGGCAAATAGTGAAGCTGCCTATTATATCAAGTTAATCGGTGGCACGGGCAAAGGTTTGACCGATGCCGAAGAATCGCAACTGATTGACATTATTGATACTGGCGGTGTCGAAGATAAGGAACTGTTAAGGGCAAAGCTAAACGAAGCAGGCGCAACACCGGAACAAAAGACAAAGTTCCTTAATATGTATGACTCCTTTGTTAAGAAGGACGGTAAGTATCAATACGATTATACGGCTTTAAAACAAGGCTTCTTTAAGATTATTGGTTTCAAAGACGATGATTTATGGAATGGTGCTAAAGGTGCCGCCGATGATTTCATTGTCGATTACAAGGAAAAACATGGCGGCGCTATGCCTTCCTTCCAAAGTGTGCAGGATGTTATCAACAACGCAGGCATTAAACCTGCAAAGCCGAGTTTCTTGAGTAACGGTAACAGTGGACTTGCAGGTTATGAGAAGTTGGGTATCAGACAGGCGGTAATGGTCAACATGGGGCTTGCTGATGCAGAAGATAATGGCAACGGCAGTATTACATTGACTTATGACAACGGTCAAACGGTGCTTGCTGACGCTAAGACGTTTAAAGCTAAGATTGACGAGATAGAGAAGAACATGGCTAAAAAGGGGTAAAGAAGGGGTAAATATGGCTTTTGACTTTGAAGGACTGAAACAACCGAAAACAAACGCTACGCAACCAACAAATGAGCTTCCTTCGGGGGTAAAGCCGTTCAATCCCGAAGAAAAGAAGGAAAGCATTTTTCCTTCAGTACCTGAAACGGTGAAGAATGTTGCCTCGCTCTTTACTTCTGTTCCTGCTCTTGTCGGCATGGGCGAAAACGTAATTGATACTGCCAAGCAGACTAACGCCTATAAGAAGTATTTGTATTCTGATGAACAAAAATTGTCAGAAGCTAAAAATATAAGCATCGAGACAGGCATTCCCGAAAACGTGCTTATTGCGAGCGATGCTAACCTTGCTAAAGGCAGGGAAATGTTCAATTTTAGGCGTAAACAAATGGCATTAGCTCCGCAAAGAATTAACGATTTTGACATCAACCAAATTTACGATTCATACCCTGCTTTAAAAGGGCTTGAAAATGATACAGACATGGCAATAGGTTTCAGCCACATAGAAAATATCAAACAAACTCATGGTA